CTGTTGATTTAGGTAAAGGTTTTTCGTGTAAATAACACCAATCTAGCATTCTGCGATATGCCAAATCCTCAAGAGGGTCAAGGTGTGATGTGTGACTTTGATAGTCACCAATGTTGAACTGGTAATAGTGCATAACTCGCCTTTTACACTCCCTAAAAAAGAAACTGCGGCAGGAGAGGGAGGAACTCTTTTCGGTCTGCTCATGACTTCAGACCTAGCCGTGTTTCAAATTATTTTACTACAAAAACCACTCTGGCTTGACCACCATCAATTGATAGAGACGACCAGTCGGAATGGTTTTCCAGTTGTGTACTGCTGCTCTTGAGATGCCCAAGATGCGTGCAAGCTCACTCTGTGAGCCAGCCAATGTGATTGCTTTTTGTTTGTCCATGCAATCAGTATAGCAAACTAAACATTTGCTAAGTTGCATAAATACAACATTAGGGAAAGTCCTTATAAATAAATTTTGCGTGTTGTTAATTTTGATGTACAGTAGCGTCATGCCCTGAACTTCTCGGGGTCTATTTAAGGCACAAAATGATCGACTTCAACCTCCGCTACTACTTCGATGAATACGTCACATACGATGACGGCAACACACTTGAAAAAGTCCGTGTTGGGTATGACCACTACCCAGCAGAACGCAATCAACCCTACGACCACGACACAGCCGAAATCTACGATGTGTTTGTGTACGACCAACGGGGTGAAGACATTACCTATGACCTCGACAAAGAGAACTCAGAGCATCTTATGTCTGAAGTCAAGATTCACCACGAACGTATGTTGAAAGAACAAAATGAAATCTAAGATTATTCAAACACTCATCGAATGCACTCTGGCAATCATCATTTTTGGCGGTTGGGGCGTAATGCTCGCATGGAGAGGCTAATGACACAAGATGAAATCATTGAGATGGGAATAAAAGCCGATCTTTGCGATGAGCACGGTGATATTAACTGGGAGTACAAATACCTTGACGAGATCATTGCATTTGCCAATCTAGTAGCACAGCATGAGCGTGAGGCGTGTGCAAAGATTGCAGATGAATGGGCAGTAGGTTGGCCTCACCCATCTACAGTAATTGCAGAGCGTATCAGAGCAAGGAAACACGCATGATTGACATACTAAAAAACTACTGGCGTTTGCCATCAGCCAAAGAAATGGCTGCCAATGAACTTGAATCAGCCCAACGCAAGCTATTGGAGGCTCTCAGCGCCCAAGAATATGCCAGGCGCATGGCTGACTATCACGCAGACAGAATCAAACGCCTTACGGCTTATTTAAAGGATGAAGCATGAATTCTTTACAGCAAGATGTAGATTTACTCTACAAAGTAAACAGCTTAGACATAGCTGCATTAGAAGATGCAAGAGCTACGCTAGACGCTATTAAAGAGGCAGACCCTTATTGGGATGAAATAATTGACGAATCGTTAAGGTTAATAGGCATAGCGTTAAACACAAGTGTTGCAGATGCTATTGAAAGAATAGCTAAAAATTTAGGAGTTGAAGCATGACAGTCGCAAACTTACTGACGCTCAACGTCAACGACCACACCGAAAAGAAAGCCAACCTGACTTACTTGTCATGGGCTTGGGGATGGGCTGAAGCACTCAAGGCCGACCCTAAAGCCACGTTCAAGGTAGAAATGTTTGGCGACAAGTGCTACATGGACATTAACGGCACAGCAATGGTCTGGGTCACAGTCACCATGTTTGACAAGCCAATGACTTGCCAGCTACCCGTGATGGATCACCGCAATAAGGCTATTCAGAGTCCTGATGCTTTTCAGGTCAACACATCAATCATGCGTTGCATGACCAAAGCACTTAGCTTACATGGTCTTGGCCTGTACATCTACGCTGGCGAAGACTTACCAAACGGTGCTGAACCTGAGTCAACGATTGACCCAGAAACGATGGTTGACTTGTTTAAATCCATCGAGAACGCCACCACGCAAGACGAACTCAAGATTGCTTACAAAGTAGCGTATGCAGCTTGTGATGGTGACAAAGCCTGGCAGATGAAAGTCATCCAAGCAAAAGACATAGCAAAAGCGAAACTGTAATGTGGCGCAAACGACAAATAGGAAACATGATGATTGAACTAATGGAACAAGGCACAGACGAATGGTTTGCCATTCGCATAGGCAAGGTCACGGCATCCCGTGTGGCTGACGTAATCGCCAAGACTAAATCAGGCTACTCAGCCAGTCGCGACAATTACATGGCTCAACTTGTCTGCGAACGCTTGACAGGGCAAAAAGGCGAGAGTTTCACCAATGCCGCCATGCAACACGGCACAGAAACAGAACCGCTTGCCCGAGCCGCATACGAGGCGCTTAAAGACGTTTTGGTTGATGAAGTGGGGTTTGTACCTCACCCAACAATTAAAATGGCTGGTGCATCCCCTGACGGGCTTGTGGGCGATGATGGGCTGATAGAGATTAAATGCCCCAACACCGCCACGCACATTGAGACTTTATTGTCTGAAAATGTGCCGACAAAATACTACACCCAGATGCAATTTCAGCTTGCGTGTACGGGTCGTGAATGGTGTGACTTTGTGTCTTTTGACAATCGTCTGCCAGAGGAACTTCAATTGTTTGTTAAACGTGTCCCTCGGGATGAGATGTATATCAAACTAATGGAAGCTGAGATCGTCCAATTTATTGCTGAACTGGATGACAAAATCAATAAACTTATGAAAGTCAAGAATGTCTAAAATATATGAAGTCACCGTAAACGTTGGTAAATACACCAAAGACGGTCAAGAGAAAACCCGCTATCAAACCATTGGCTCAGTCATTGAGACCAAGAACGGCCCAATGTTGAAGCTAGACACTTTGCCTTTGACAGATGCGGGCGGTTGGAACGGTTGGGCTTATCTAAACACACCAAAGCCCAAGGAAGAATTTAAAGGCTTACCCAAGGACGATGAGGACTTGCCATTTTGATTAACGGGGGGAAAGCTGTGCAAAGTTTTTTCCGAAAGCTAGCGAAAGAGCAGTTAGTACCCCCACCACTTTAGGAAATAACATGGAATATTTAGACGCATTTAAAAAGATTTTTGGCACACCAGAATTTCCAAGAGTTCGCACAAACGATCCCTTGACCTCGTTTCAGGCGGCAGACTCCATCAAGGAAGTTGTTGGTCAACATCACCAGCTTATTTTGGATTGTCTCCAAAGATATGGCGCATTGGGCAAGGATGGGATTGCTGCATTTACAAACTTAGACAGCAACCAAGTCGCCAGGCGCTTGAACGAAATGAAAGTGCTTGGGCTTATTCAGCTTACAGGCAACACAGTTAAATCAAACTCAGGAAGAAGCGAAAGAGAATGGGAATGCACGAAGTGAAATTTGGGATTCACAGCCCTGTACATAAATACAAATGTTGTAATTCTTGCGATAAAAGTAAACCGCCAGAGGGCGGGATTGACATGGGGCATAAGTGGATTTGTCAAGCCTGTTGGATAGCTAAAAACACAGGTAGAAAGACACCTAGCTGACATAAATCCCACTTAGGATTTAATTGCAACAATCGGTTGCTCAAGGAGAAAATCATGAAATTTGAAATGGAATTCGGATGGACTGGCAATGAGAAAATTACAATTGAAACCTATGACTTTGATAAAATCAAAATCATTCAGGCATTTGTTGAATACCAAGAACAAAACGGCTGGCTCGATGACTCTGAAGATGATTACGACTCTGAGATTTTTGAAGAAGAAGATACAGAGGATGAAGAAGTAGTTTTAGCTGGCCTTGACGATAACGCTTAATTACTTTGCCAACAGATATAACCCCACATTGCTAAAGCTGTACCCAGCGTACACGATAGCCATGTAGGGGTTTTCTTTTATAAGCTGTTCACCAGCAATATAGGCGTAAATCGCCCCTGTGAGAATGATAAGCCATGAACTCATAGTGCGCTCACATCAACAACCTCACCCCTGAACTCAATTAAGTTTTCTCCAAACTTATGGACTAACTCAGGCCAAAGCAATCGACCATTAAAAAAGGTCAGAACTGCAAAGCCTGACCTGTGGTTAGAGGGATTAAGTTCAGAGTAGGTGAACTGTGGGCCATCTGGTTCGGCAAGTGTTCCCGTATCAACGCCAAACCGATTGCCGTTGTAATCACTAAATGGCGTGACTTTTAGAGAGTGAAGATGACCAGTAACAATAGATACGCCAGCGTTAACAGTGTTGTTGTGTGCTGCATGAATACCGCCCTTGTATCGGTGCTTAATAATGACCTTATCAGTAGGCCATACTGCCCAACAAAAGTCCCAATTGGTAATATGGTCCGTCAACTTAAAGCCTAGAACTTCTTTAAATTGTGGTGCGTGTTGTGCTAAACGATTGCCAAATCGAATGTCATGGTTGCCCCATGTAAAGATTAGCTTTACATTGTGCCTTACGGCTTTGGCGGCTTCCTCAATTTCATCCAACGCAGCTTGCGTAGCTT